AACAGACTTAGGACAGAAATAGAAACATTAACTGACTTGCTTAAAACATTAGAGGAAAAAATAAATGTTTTAGTAAGTGATGCCCAGTGGCGATGCAATTAAGATGAATAAACTAACCAACTGGTTATTATCTTTGTATCTAATAGGCTTTTTTATAGAGGTTTTTGTTTTCTGTTTAATCGCTTGGTGGATATACAATAGTGTATAATTATAATAGTGTTTAAGATGTGCAAATGCCCTGTAAATCCTAGATTAAATGGGGTTAGGGAAATGGTCGCTTACACTATATATAGGCTTGGACTCTGCCTTGCTCTCCGTTGCAGAAAGAGTCCATTATTTAATTTAATATAAGGAGTAAGTCCAATGGAACAATACGATAACACCAACCGAGGAAGTATCTGGAAGAATGACAGGCGGGAAACTGAGAAACACCCACACTTTACAGGAGTAGCAAATGTAGAGGGCAGGGAGTTTTATGTTTCTGCTTGGAAGAAAGATAAAGATGCTAGTCCAAAAGCACCAGTAGTTACACTTAGTTTTAAGCCCAAAGATGGTGTACCTCAAGACCTTAAAGATGCCTTTAAGCCCAAGGTAGAAGATGATGATATACCATGGTGAAGATACCCATTAAACCCAACAATGGTGATGCTGAATACACATTGAATCCATCTAAAACTAGATGGGTTCGGGTGTACACTTTAGAAGATGGGAGTAAGTGGACTGTCGCACAACTACAAAAAGAACTTGAATCTATACACAAGTGTAAGTTTACTCTCTCAACCGCAAGGGGAAGATTATTAAACTATACAGAGCCACATGAAGTATTTAAGCGTTTAAGAAAGCATACTAAATCTGAACTTAGAGATGGTAGGAGAATATTTAAACCAAGTAATGATGAGCGTAAAGAAAGAAAGATGATGCACTTAGCATTGAAAAGCATAGGGAGTAAGAAATGTATTACTTAAAAAGAATGGCAGTTTATATATATATAATCTATCTGAAATTATGGGTTGAGTGGCACACTCGGAGATGGGAAAGACAACTCAAAAAGGAGCAGGATTGAACTCCCTTGATGCAGAGCAATCAGTTATAGGTGGCTTATTAATAGACCCTAATGTAAAGCAAATTAAAGCAACAGGCTTACTGCCTAGCGACTTCTCTGATAAAAACCTTGGTCATATATATCAGTATCTTATAGATATGGACAATGAAGATGAGAAGATAGATGCACTATCGGTTAGAGATTATATAGATAGAGAGGGCAATCATTCGGGAGCGTGGACAGGCTTTCCTTATCTTGTTACACTCGCAGAGAACTGCCCAAGCGTGGCAAACATTGATATTTACGCTAGTCATATCAGAACAACTAGAATTAGTAATGAGATTGAAGTACATAAAAACAAAATTAAATACAGTAACTACCAAGACACAGTAGATAAAGTACAAAAACTACAATCAGACTTATCAGATGTACAAGAAGATGGTATGCAAAGCATTGTATCTAAGACCATAGATTATATTACAGACTGTAATGAACATGGTGCAGGATTATCTACAGGGTTTAAAGATGTTGATAAATTACTTAACGGGTTAAGGAGTGGAACTCTAACAGTAATAGCGGGCAGACCCAGTATGGGCAAGTCCACATTAGCAATGAACTTTGCTAACAATATATCAAAGAATAAGTGTGTATTATTCTATTCATTAGAGATGACACAAGTACAATTAATGATGAAAATAGTATCAAGTGAAACCAATATTCCCTTGTGGAAACTAGAAAGAAGCCAACTAACAGAAGAAGAAGAGGCTAAATGGTATAAAGCATTAGCCGAAGCGGGTGATAAAAATATGTTAGTGATAGATAAGAGCAATATATCTGCCAAAGATGTTACAGTAAAGGCAAGACAACTACATGGACAGAGAGAACTTGGTCTTATTGTGGTAGATTATTTACAGATAATGAACTACGATAAATCAAAAGAAGTATCGGAACTTGGTAATATAACTAGAGAGTTAAAATATCTCTCTAAGGAACTAGACATACCCATAATTCTACTTTCTCAGTTGAGTCGTGGGGTAGAGCAGAGAATGAATAAACGCCCTCTAATGAGCGATTTACGCTCTTCTGGAGAGATTGAGCAAGATGCTGATGTAATTATCATGTGTTATAGAGATGAATACTACACCAAAGAAGCATCAACAGAGAAAGGAATGGCTGAAATTATTATTTGTAAAAATAGAATGGGGCAATGTGGTATAGTAGAATGTAAATTTGAGGGTGATTACTCTAAATTTTCTGATATAGAATTGGATATATATAGTTTATGAGGCGTACTTCTATCGCTTATGAATGTAGCAAGACTCATATTTCTAAGAAAACTCTTAGGAACGCTAGACTCAATATAAAGATTCATCAAATGACGGAACAAGAGGCTCATGCTTTTTGGGAAAGAAGAAATGCCAGACAAGAAGAGGCAACCAGAAAACATAATGAGAGAAGAACTGGGATATGTAAAGAATCAGATAAACAGATGGTAGAATTACAAGAACTATATGATAGTATTAAATCCCCCCTATTAAAGAAGAAGGTTGATGAACTACTATTTTGTTTTAATGATTGTTTTATAAAGTGGACATATAATCATAGAAAAAGATTATCTGCCTTACTTTATGTGGTAAAATCGGAACTACAAAAAGAACAAGACGCTCTGAAACAAATGGAGAAAATTCTTGGGTAGCAAATACATTAGAAGTAGTAAAAATAAACCATGTCAAGTTATGTTGGAAGGCTGTATGCCCGAAAACAATACTGTTGAATTTATGCACTTACATACCCCAATGAAACCTTTAGATATTCAAGGTATGTATGCTTGCGAAAGTTGTAGAGATATTATAAATGGGGATAGAATTATGAATCCCCCTTATGAGAAAGAATGGCTAGAGTTACAACAACTTCGTGCCGTTATTAGAACTCAAAGAATTATGCACAAGAACGGATTACTTGGCTGTTTGAAATTATAGTGCATGATATGTTAGTATATGTTAGTATATAACAATATAGGAGAGTAGAATGTTAGATAAAATAATGAGCATCGCTGATGCTAGTATCAATGTAGGTATAAAGTTAATTAGTTTGGCAATCGTGTTACAGATTGTCTTTGGTCATAGCGTACCATTCTTAGGTGGCAATGTTATTGGAACGATTATAGGAATAATCCAAGAACTTGGTGCTGCTGGTTTGGTTGGTTTAATCGCAGCAGTAATTATATGGCGATTACTAGACGATGATATTCGTAAGGAGTTATCTGAATGAATTATCAAGACCTAATTGACAAAGTATTGAAGAACAAAAGCCTTACAATATTCCTTGCGGTTGTTGTTGTGGCTCTAGTGTTTGGATGGGTGGGATAAATTGACGGGGCTACCATGAGCCATAAGAAACCACACCCAATAAGAAACAAACTACAACACGCTGTCCGTCATAGCGTGTTGTTTCTTCCTAAAATATTTATTAATAAGAAGAAGGAAGGTAAGAAATACCCCAACCATCATGAGTATAGAAGATGAAGAATGGTATGGAACAAGTGTACATCACTTTAATGAGGAACAATCATTAGATAAGATTTTAGAACTAACCAAAGAGGCGTTAGAATTAGCAAGAGAGAAAGATGAACCAAGAGATATGCAAATGAGGTTCTTGTTAAGTATGGCGGTTGATAAATTAGAATCTTTTAGATATGAAAACCCAGATTATATCACATCATTTTGATATAAACCCAGTTCCCGCATCAAGACCAAGGGTAAGTAGATGGTCTACATACTACCCAAAGAAGTACACTCAGTTTAAAAAAGATATGGAAGCACTTACAGGTGAGTTAGATACGACCCCCTGTGAAAATCTAGTCTGTGTTTCTCTACGATTTAAAGTACAGATACCTAAATCATGGTCAAAAAAGAAAAGACTAGAAAGGGAAAACACATTTTGTGATAACAGTTCTGATATTGATAACTATATCAAAGCAATATTAGATGCACTAAATGGTGTTTATTTTAAAGATGATAAGCAGGTAGTTGAGGTTTTTGCTAGTAAGAAGTATAGTAATACCCCAAGTATCTCGTTTAAGATGATGGAGATACCATCATGGAAATAGTGGAGATAGAAAATGACGAGAGGAGAGATGTGTGAAAAGTTAGCAGAAGATTATGCAAAGAGGGCGGGGTCAGTATTTTCCTCGTTCAAAGAGGCTTATAATAAATATATGGAGAGATTAAGTAAACGAACAGATGATGATATTCTACAACAGTTCTCAGTATCAACCCTTTCTATACCAACCAGAAGAGTTAAGAGTATAATGAATAAAAATGAGTATATAATTACAACAAGAGATGATGATTGTGAGGATGGTGTATGCAAACTTTAGTAAGTTGCGGTAACCTTACTAGCAGGGTGTAGTGAGTTCGAGGTTATGATGGAAGAGCGTAATAAACAATTAAACTGTTCGCCCTCATACGAAACTTTGTGTGATGGGTGGCAACACAATGGAGAAATATGAGTAAACTAGACACAATTAAATTATTTAAAGATTCTGAGTATATAAGATTGTTTGGTGATGATGATGTTACTGAAGAATTTATGGAGAATGTGTATAAAAAAGAACTAGGTTCTAGTTTTGTAAAGGTAGAAAGTGGTGTGGTTGTGGGGTCATCTGAAGAAGAAAGACCAGCACCAATGCCACCCAAATCTCCATATAAATAGTTTGCATATACTTAATACATGGTGTATAATTAAGGTAATTTAATTAAAAGGGCAAGGATATGGAGTTAGCAGTACATCAGATTAATGTAAAAGTAAATAAAACTGATTTAGATTTTATTGATGCGAAGGCGAAGAGATATGGAATATCTCGTTCTTCCTTGCTAAAGATTATGGCACTTAACGGAGAGTTATCTGTACAAAATTTAGATAAACCATTAAGGATGCCAAAGACATAACGATTCTAGGGGGTAGAACTTCACCATGAGTACCATCGTGGCACTATCATTTCCCCCGAACCTGTACTCTTAGATGATAGTGGAATTTATGAACTGTGTACTATGGGTATGGTACAAGTACAGACATGGTGTAGTGAGCCATCCAAAGGTTTTCTACCTTGTACCTTTGTCGCAAACAAGGTATCTCAGAGGAATAAAGGGGGGTTATGGGTGTTATTCTTATTAAGGAATGGCAAGGCTAGGGTTTAACATATCAAGCCCTGTATTCCCCTCAAATTCGTTCCGACTCCATTAGAGTCCATTTACCTACCATATAGTTCTTCCCATTTATCAGCACTTAGCATCCTCTTATCCATGTGAGGAATACTTGGTCTTTCATATATATTAGAAAATATTTCAGCCTTACGCCTAGTGGGGTTGATAATGTGTGGATTTTCATTCATCTTTTCTTCATTGATAGTTTGTAATTTACTTCTATCTCTCCAACCCAACTCACGACCATATCCTTTAGAGGCATAAATATTATCATAGACAAACTTTGCTTGAGTGAATTTACTGTCCTTAAATTTATTCTCTTTTACCCAATCAAAGTAATCGTCTTTATGACTACCAGTAAATTGGAATAAACCATACCCACCGCCATTCTTTTCTTTCTGAGTATGGCTAAATGTGCCGCCAGTTTCAACATCAATATTAGCCATAAGGGCGGGCACAAAATGGTCTTGAAACCCCGCTCTTAACAGGGCATCTATAGTTTCCTGCTCATTATCAGTAAGCATCCCCATAATTAGAGGCTAATTCTCTTCTTATAGGGTTTTAAATCTACAAACTCTTCTTCTTCAATCTCTTCATATTTCTGCTCGGCTGGATTCCAAACAAGAGTTGGTTCTTTTACCCATGCTGGTTTACTACCATATAGGGCTACAGCCTCATCATATCCATCTTGAGTTTTCCAATAATCATCTTTCTCATTGATACTCCATGCGTTTGAACCCTCTTTAGTTTCCCAGCCGGGCTTTTCACTTCTCTCAATATCATCAAAAGCACCCTTCGTTCTACCCTGTTCTCTGTCGATACCTATGTTTACCATGCCCTTAGACCTTTCGTCTTTTCTTTCATCGCCCTCAATGTCATCTTCTGGGTCTGCAATTTGTTTAGTAGTTTCCTTATCTTCATCCTCATATAGATTAATCTCTTCTAGATTAACTGGAATAGGGTTGCCATCAGCATCAAATTCTTGATTCTCATCCCATTCTGCAATAGGAATTTCCTCACCATCTATAGAGAAGCCAGAGTTTGTTGCTTGACCAGTAAGTTTTTTCTGTTCGTTATACCACTCTACCTGTTCTTTAAACATAGGATTTTCCATCCAATCTTCACCAGCCTGTTTAACCATGACATGATACCAAGTATTTAACTCTTCTATAGTGGGTATCTTTGTTTTAGTTTTTAAACTACCATCTTCACCCCTCTCGCCCTCTAATCCTCTATCTTGAGTAGTCGCTTGAGCAGATTCAATTGGTGGTTGGGCAGATTCAATAAGTTTTTTATCTGCTTTTAGATTTGCTATATTGGCTTTAGTTTCAGCAATCCTTGCTTTAACGGCTTCCAATTCAGCCTCTAATTCTTTCATTCTCTTCTCATGGTCTGATAGGTTCATCCCACTCAAAGCCTCTCTTTGTGTTGCTGTCATATCAGCCATGTCTTTCTCCTATTATATTATAATGTAACATCTAACCTTTCCTTGTGAGGGTATATTGGCATACCCCCTGCACTATGCAACATCTTCCTCGTTGCCTCCCAAAAACTCTTCTCTCCCTTAAAGTCTTTATCAAAAATTTCTCTTACAAAACTTGAGTAAGGACTCATAGCGATTGGTATTGGTTTATTAGCAAAGTAAAATAATAAATCTTTTCCAGTATATTGAAGAGTCGGTGCTCTTAGCGTACCAGTTTTCGTAGAAAGATATTCTTTACCCAAAAATAATTCCATCAAAGTCTTAGGAATTATAGATGCTTTACTTATTCCTGTATGAAAAGGGTTCATTAGCCAGTGCATAGGTTCTGCAATCTGTTTTGATATAACCCACTCTTCACCACCACCCATACCTAGTCTGCCAGTTTTCCAAAATTCCATTAAATCAAATTTATCATTAGCATCAGCCCATATTTTGTGTATCACATAAGCATATAATGAAGTTGCTAAAATTCCTCTAACTGTATAACCTAGATACAGATTCAACTCTGCCATTTCTTTAGGGGTTAATTTTTGACCTTTGACTACTTTCTCTAATCCCTTGGCAGACATTCCTATACCTCTAAAAGCAATTCTAAAATTTGATAATGTCCAGTCTGGCGAGAAGAGAAATAAGTTACCATATTTTATTTTACTAGGCGTTAAGGCAGCAGCAGCCACAGTAGCCAACATACCTTTAGGATTATTAGCCTCTTTAACTGCCATTGCTTGAAATTCAGCAGCTAGTTTGGTCATGTTCTGACCACCAAAAGCATCATCAGTAAAAGCACCAGCAAGTTTAGTTGCATTTGCATCTGACATTCCTTGCCACTCACCTACAAATTTAAACCTGCCTATACCTCTAGCATCTGCACTCATTAATCTTTCTTTCATCATCATATAGGTAAATATTTTAGAATAATCGTGCAGCATATCCCAAGTGGCTTTATCAATAATTTGTTGTGCTTTATCAACATATTTTAGTGGGGGGTATTTTTCAAGGATTCTTTGCATCCCCCTATAGCCCGGCAATATTGCTTCATTATTTCTAGCTTGTCCGATTGACATTTTACTTCTAGCTATGTCATTCATTAAAAGTCTTTGTGTATAATCACCCAGCATTTTTATAGGCTTACCATTAGCATCCTTTAGAATCACTCCATTAGAGCCTCTTTGATATACAGGCTTACCACTTGAATCTAATAATTCTGCTGTTGGACTCCATTCCCTCTTAATTAATTCTCTAACCTTTCTCATTTTTACTCGACCCGCTGGAGTCAATACATGAAAATAAGCACCAGAATAAATACCAGACATTATTAATGCTTGAGCATGAAAAAATGACATCATTATATTTGCTCTTTTAAGAATATTATTAACTAATAAAACTTTATCCATAATACCCATACCACCTTTGTTGATAACAAAGAATTGGTCTATTGCGTTTGAAACAACTGGATGTATTAATTTTCCTTCTAAAGCAGGATGGTCGCTTGTTACATAATGTAATTCTTTTTTTGCCATGGCTGCTATCTTTTCACCACGACTAACAATCAGTCCAACATCATGTTTTCCATGAACAATTTTACTTTTTTGAACACTATCTATAATCATTCTACCTGTAATTGCTTTAGTCATAGAACGAGTATAAGCATCTAGTATTACAAATATATCATCTTCTATAGCATATCCAGCTTTTTTAAGTTGTGCTATAGTTGCTTGATGTCCACGCATATCTCCAAAAGGGCTTTTATTTTTT